CCTGGACGGCATCCCGCAGCCCAGCACGTCGGGCGGCAGCGTGACGATGCACCGCAAAGAGGCATCGGAGATCGGATGCGCGATCACGATGCGGGAGATGCGCAGCTACGTCGGCGCCATCGTCGGCGTCAAGCTGGCCGGCGTGTCTTTCCCGTGCGCCGTGCGGGACGTAGACGTTACATGGGCGCCAACACCTGGACTCCCAGCCGGGTTCACGCATACCCTGACCGCCGTGGCTGATATGGCCATTGAGGACGACAGCACCAGCGGCGATGACCCCGGCGCGTCGGTCGCCGTGGTGCAGGTGTCCAGCCGGTGGGGTTCAGCCTGGCAGACGATCAAGGGCGCACTCTGCACAGAGGCCGACGTGGGCCTATCCGGCGTGAGTGGCGTCACGTCATTTACAGTCGACCACGGCGCCACGGTTCGCGGGCAGCAGGCGCGTGAATCACAGTTCACGGACTACACCGGAAAGTGGGTCCGCATCCAGGTGCGCGAGATGGAAGACGGCACGCCATCGGTGCGCGGAACGGTCCTGCGTCCGGTCTGGTGGGGCAAGTGCATGTCGTACCAGCTCACTGGCGGGCGCGGCATGTCTGCCGCCTCCGTGTTCCATTGCGCCGGACTGGACGTTGCGCTGCAAGAGATCGTCCCTACCAGATGGTATGCTGTCGGGCAGTTCATGGGGCTGCTCAGGGCCGGAAATTACACCACCGATCCAGGCGCAATCCTTCCGCTGAATCTATCTGACGGCGGGAACGCCGTCCCCAATCCCGGCGACGTGCTCCCATTGGGCGCGACTCCGCAGGCCGCCGCCAAGCTGCCGGAACTGCGGCCGGATAGACAGGCCGTTGCCGCGGTCCGTGGCACCGGCACGTGGATGGCGCAGATGATCATTGCCGCGTTGAACCACCAGACGGACGGACCACGGTGGAAGCTCAGCGACTCCACCAACGCACTCGCCTTCCAGATTGACGGTGACCTGGACGGACCCAAGTTTGGCGACCTCCTCGGCCAGGTCGTCAACGTGCGGCACGGTGTCGCCTACGCCTTGGAAGTGGACACCACCGACCCATCCGAGCCAATCCTAGTCAAAATCTACACCACGGTCCAATCAGCGGTCAACCTGCCCAACGGCGACACCATCCCGGCCAACGCGGCGCAGATCGCGCTCGACCTGGCTGCGGTCGGAGCCCCGGCCCTGGATAACCCAGCCAAGCCGGAGAAGCCGCGCAACTCGCTGGAATCCTGGACCGTGACGCGGAGCCGGGCCGGCGAAGTCGATGCCGTCTACATCGAGGGCGGGAATCCCATCGTCGCTGTGACGGTCGGATACAAAGACGGGGACGCCGACGCCACGGACCGCATGATTAAAGGGTGGAGCAGTGCAGACGAAACGGCATGGAATTCCGCCAGCGCCGAGTCGCGCGATGCTGGGCCGCTCCAGCACGTTTGGCGTAAGTTCAAGCTCGGGACCAAGTACGCGGGCGGCAGCTACTTCAACGGCGCGACGAACCAAACCATGCGCGCAGGTAGGCAGGTCGCCGGGGATGTCGGCGGGGCGGATCTCCTAGCCCTGCACGGTGCCAATGGCGAGACAGGCACGCCTGTGCAGTTGGTGACGGCTAACGATCTGGTCGGCCCGAAGCCGGCGCAACTCAAGTTGGCCAGGTTCCTGCCGTGGACGGAAAACTTCAACTGGGCAGCCGCCGCGCAGAAGTTCGGGCTCAAGCGCGACGACCGCGAGCAACCGGCGCGCGTCCGTGTCTTCGGGAAAGGCGCCGCGGCCAACAGCTATGAGGACATGTCTTACACCTGGCAGGTGACTATCGACGAAGACGACGGCGCCGTGATTTTGGGCAACGACTCGCGCGACGCGGTGGCCATCAAGTCGTACCTGGCAGCCGGCAAGTCTTTGCTGTTCACCATCGGTATAGTGTCCCCGATCCCTTGGCGGGTCTCGTGGCGGAGATCCGATGCCGACCGGCCATGCGACTGGCGCCGGAGCCTGATCATCCGCGATCCCAGCCTGACATATTGGGCCGTTGCGGCTGGCACGATAACCAGTGTGAATGACGATTACACCGGCAGATTCGTGCAGGTTGATCCAACCTACGACCTCAGCGGCAGCATCGACGGCGTTCAGTTTGGGTTTGCTAACCTCAACGGCGCCGTGCCGGTCCCGCGACTGGCCGAAATTCTGGCCATGGTCAAGACGCATTATGAAAACCAGACGCCGACCATTGAATGGACCCGGCGCGGCCTGGACTTTTCCGACGCGCTACGACCCGGCGCCATGGTCACCACGGCAGCCCTTCCGCTGGATGACCAGAAGCAGATCAGCCTAACGATGAACGCCAACATCACCGGCCGGCGCTGGCGATTCCTGGCTAGAGAACTCAGCACGGCCTACGCTACCGATCGGCTGATGATGACTGGTCCAGGCGGCATCGGACGCGCGGCCGGGTTCAACCACATCGGCGCCATGCTCGCACGCATGGGAGCGCCGGCAGGAGTGTACTGATGACCCCGCAAGACCGGGATATGATCACCAGCATGCGGCGGGAGCTTGCCGAGCTACGAGAGCAGACGCGGTTGATCCCGGTGCGGTGGGGTAATCCACTTACCGTTGACGTGATAACATCCTGCTCTGGGTCAGATGTTTTGATAACAGTCGTCAGCACGCAATTCACTGGAGTTGCCCTGCCCGGAACGGTTCCTACGGTACTGCCGCAGGTAGACCCGACATCACTATGGACCTTCCCTGCATTTTTGGGGAAGGGGCTGCTTCGTGGCGCTTACGTCTGGATTGCCACGAAGGTCAACCCAGGCACTGGAAACGTAAGCGACACGCTAGCAGCGATTCCAAACGGTCAGTCTTTTATGACTAGGCGGTCAGTCGTCATGCCTGTAACTGGCGGCGGGACGGCCAGCGTCTACCTGCCCTGGCAATTTTGACATGGCTGGTCCTTTTGTTGTCGATGCATACTCGACCGTTGTCGGCGCGTTGACACAGGTAATAATACGCATCAAGGGCGACGCCGATGTTGCGAAGTTTCGCGGACTAGCCAACCTGCAAGGAATTAGGCATACCCGTTTCCAGCCTAGTGGTGCCCGCGTTGGTCCGACTGTGGCTGATCCTGTATTGTCATCCATTGGGGAATCGCAGTACGAAATTCGCGCAATGGGCGCTGTTCGTGGGCCAGACTACGCTCTTTCGACTCCGAATACGGAAATGAGTCGGAGACGGTACACTGGATACACCGGATCGGCCCCAGATCCTTTGGTGCCGACATTCGATCAGTTGTGGTCGCAGGTGGACGACTACGTCGCCGGCAAATCCTCGTACCCGATACATCCGACAATAGCGGAGGTTAATATCACGGTCGATGACTGGTTTTACGGGCGCGGTTCGGGCGACTGGGCCATCGAGGTCGGCCCGGCCAGTTATCCAGCGGCGATGGCCTCCCCTATATTTGCGACCAGCCCCGTGTTGACGAGCGATAGTTGGGTTCCAATCATGCGCACGTTTACGGCTTCAGATACATTCTTTACCCGTGGCCCCTATGGAAATAGGAGCTTTCTATTCAATGTAACAGTGTTTTTTGGCAAAGAACTGTACTGGATGCACGGGGATGATACATCCGTCGCTTTGTTGCGACGGAGCGGAATCGACGGGTCCGGTGATTATAGATTATTCTGCGCCGGGTACGGACTGCCGCCAGCCGTCGAAATAGCGCACACAAGCAGCGCCGTCCACCTGAACGCGGATACTCCTACCCGCACGCTAAAGCTATATCTGGCGCAGGAAGTCGTGACACTGGCGAGCGGGTCATGGGGATTTGTTTTACAAACGTCGGCTCTACTAGACAGCTATGTAGTTCCGGCAATTTACACGGTGCCGAATGGCGGCAGTACAACGCACTCCATTACGGCATGGGCCGGCGTTAAGTCATGCACCGCGACACTCGGTACGCTCGACCCTCTAGCGGCCGGATACTTCTATATTGTGACATGCACGAACGAAAGCGGTACCGTTATCGAAACGGCCGCGACGGGAAGATTCGAGGATGGGTCTGCTAAAACCTTTATCTGGCACAAGATTCCGCCGTCAATCGCCGCGAAATACTCGCCGGCAACTGGCGACGGCGAGGCGCACGGGTACTTGGTCGGTTTGCGCATCCCGCTAGACACGCACTAGCTTGCCAGCGTGCGCTCGCACGCTACCCTGTCGCCCATGACCGCCGCCGCCGACCTCGCCCGCATGCGCTGGGCCAAGACCCCAACAGCAGACCGCACGGCCGGCGCCCGGAAGGCGGCTCTGGCCCGGTGGGCAAAAGCGCGCGGGAAATCCAAGGGAAAATAGGCTATTGACATTCGTGCGCACGCATTAGAGTAGCGCCATCAGCCGAGGCAAACAGCCCGGCCCAGCCTTGAAAGGGCAAGCCATGACGACCATCAAATACGGCCCGCACGCTGGCCAGATCATCAAGGGCAACTACAAGGTCAGCACCGACCGTAATGGCCGCATGATTGCCCATCGCTGGGCGCGCCTCGCCAACCGTTGGATCCGCTGCGACATCACCGAGGCCCTTGCCTAATCGCACCGCCGCATGGGGCGGCTTTCGGACTGGCCATCTGCGACGGCTACACCCCCGACCTGCCATGGTGGCACGGTCGGGATAAGTGTCACCAGGAGCCGGTCGAAAGCCGGAACAGCCATGCCAGCGAAAATTATATTCGACCACGCCGACGAGATTGCCCTGCGTCTGTCCGATCGCCGCGACGAGCGCAAGGCCTCCGAGGCTGCCCTCCCGGCCGACGAGCAGCGCCAGCGGTTCGTTCCCGGCGCCGACCCGGTCGAGCTTGGCCCGGTGCTGCGGTCCGTCCCGACGCTGGTCGAAGGCGGCCAGGGACGCACCGACGCCGATCTCGCCCGGGCGTCCATGGTCCTGCTCTGGCTGCTGGCGATCGCCGCCGGTCTCGGCCTGGGCATCACCGCCGCTCGCTACGTCGCTGCCGCTGCCGATGCGATCGGCGCCTGGGGCGTGTCGTGAGCGCCTGCATGTGCGGCGGCTGTCCCGCCTGCGGAGTCCCCGACCCGGCGCCGTCTGACGAGTACCTAGAAGACCTGGCCATGCAGCGCCAGGACGCGGACGACGCCGAGCCGGCCGAGTTCCTGGACGGCTGCCTGCCCTGCAATCGCTGAGTTGGTCCGGTTCCGCCGAGCCACCGCAACGGCTCGGCCCACTGACCCCGCCCAGGTCTAACACGGGTAAATGCGCTATGACAACCGAAATCATCATTCCTGAACCACTCAAGGCCAAGGCCCGCGAACTAGCCATGCCCGACTCGATGACCAGCGACCTGCTGACGGCGCTCGCTGAGTGCATCGTGTCCGGTGGCCTGCGCGGCGTGGTTGTGGATTGGGATGCCGCATGATCATCCACGGCCAAATCGACACCGAATACCACGCCGACCCGCACATCGGCAGCACCGACGCCAAGCCATGGCTCGACTCACCGCAGCTTTTCAAGGACAAACTGGACGGCGTGGTCATCCGCAAGGACAGCCACGCCTTCCAGATCGGCCGCGCTGCCCATCTGCTGTTCCTCCAGCCCAACGAGTTCGCCAAGGCCATCAGCACCGGCCCGATCAACGAAAAGACCGGCAAGCCCTACGGCGCCGAGACCGCCGCCTACTCGTCCTGGGCAACGATGAACCCGGGCAAGATCATCCTGGGCCAGCGTGACATTGACGACTTGAACCGCATGCAGGACCGCATGCCGGCGCAGATCAAGGACATCCTCCGGTCCGGCGGTGTCGCTGAGTCCAGTTACTACCTGACCCTGGCCGGAGTCGCGGTGAAATGCCGGCCCGACTGGATTATCGACGGGGCCATCTACGACCTGAAAAGCATCGGCAATATGGCCGACGCTGAAAAGCACATCAGCAAGTTCAAGTATTGGTTTTCGCATGCGTGGTATCGCATGATCGTCAAGGCCGAGACGGGCAAGGCGATGCCGTTCCGGTTCATCTTCGCGGAGAAGTCGCCGCCGTACCGCTGGCGCATCATCGACATCGACGCCGACTGGATCGGTTACGCCGACGCCACCGTGGACCGCGTGCTGGGCGAGATCGCAGAATCACAGCGTACCGGCGATTACTCCGACCGTGGCGAAGTATGCATGACGGTGGAGCAACCGGCGTGGGGCGACGATGCCGAGTTCGAGGATGACGAGGAAGGAGGGATCAGCCTGTGAGCATCAACATCGCAGACATGGGAAATAGCCCATACATCGCCAGCGCTGACTTCCAGATCGGCACCGTGTTGCCGCGCCTGGAGATTGAGCGCATCGACATGCAGGAGGTGCCGACGCCGGGCAAAAAGGAGAAGCAGGCCAAGCCCGCCGTCTGGTTTAAGGGAGCCAAGAAGGGCTATGTCCTGACCAAGAATGTCGCCCGCGCCATCGCCGCCAAGCTCGGCATTACCACCAAAGACATCGGCACGCAGTGGCCCGGAATCCAGATCCAACTGGAGGTTGTGGGCGACGTGCGGCGGCCGGACGGGACGCGCGGAAATGCGTTCCGGCTGCATGACGCATGGCCCAAATCCGCGCCAACCACCACCGAACAGAAAGCCGTCTAATGCCTTACCACGCAAGTTGCACCCTCATGGGGCACGTCACCGCCGACATCGAACTAAAGCCAGGCGATCAGCCCTACGCCAAATTCAGCCTCGCCGTCGATACCCGCGCCAAGATCAACGGTGCCTGGGGCAAGCGAACCACCTTCTGGCGCTGCACCGTCTGGGGCAAGGAAGCCGAGTGGCTGGCCCGCGACGCCCACAAGGGTTCGCTGGTTCTGGTTGAGGGGGAACCGTACAGCGAGGACTACGAGAAGGACGGGGCGAAGAAGACGAGCCCGCACCATGTCCGATGCAGCGCGGCGAAGTGCTTGGATCGGAAGGAGCGGGCCGACGTGCCAGCCCCATCACCGACCAGGCCGAGTGCGCCGGCTGCCGCCGCCGATGACGGGGAGCCGCCATTCTGATGCCAGATCCCGACTTCCTAGTGCAACGCGAATCACTCAACGACGAAATCACCGAATTCATCCAACACAAAACCCCCGGCTGCAACCAGGGGCCCACCGAGGCAAAGCCTCAGATCGCCAGCATGACACAGGGAACCATATTCTCAGACGCCCCGCCCGGAACCCCAAGTCGCTGGCCGCTCCACGAGCGCAAGGACGTGATGGTTACGCCGGCATCCGCACGTCGGGCGTACGACGCGTACCAGTTCCGTCGCCAGCGCGAGATTAAGGCGTCTTACGTCGAGAAATACGCAGCCGCGATGAAGGCCGGCACGTTTAAGCCGGGCAGCGTCATCACTATCGCCATGGACCTTAACGGTCATCGGTGGATCGTTGACGGTAACCACACGCTGCTTGCGGTTGAGCGGTTCGGCGCGGCGTTCCCATTGACGGTAGAATATCGACTTGTCGAGGACGAGTCGGATGCCGCCGTTTTGTATTCAACCTTTGAGGCCCGCAAGCGCACCCTCGCCGCACACATGGTTGCTGCCGGCCTGGACGAATCCACAGGCGTCAGCTCTTCCATGCTGGCTCGATTCACGACCGGACTCTATGCGCTGGAATTGGACTTTCCCGCAAAGATGCCGCGACTCTCAGACAGCGCCTCCCGGCAGGCGCTTATCCACCGCTGGGCTGAGTGGTGCAAGCCGTGCGGAAACATCCTGGCTGGGGCGCCATTCAACAAACCCGTCATGTCACGATCTGCCGCTGTGGCCATGTTGTTCCTGACCATCCGATACCAGCCTGAAACGGCTACCAAGTTCTGGAGTGGGATCGTCAACAATAGCGGCCTTTCTCCAGGCATGCCGCAGCACACCGCCTTCAACGAGTTGCACAACAGCGGGGGCAGAGACACGACGATGGCCGAGCAGTTCGCCGCGATGTCACTGGCGTGGAATGCCTACGTAGATGGCCGCAGCGTCGGATTCCTGCGCGTATTCTGCGGTCCGATCAAGGTCACCGTGAAGGGCACACCATGGAATAACCGCCTGACTGGCACCACCAAGACGGAGCGCCGCTCGTGAATCTTAAGCCGCACCCGGCCGCCGACCTATTCCCCATGCTGCCGCAAGCAGACCTGGAAACGATGGCGGCAGACATCAAGGCGAACGGCCAGGCCGTCCCCATCGCCATCCTCAATGCCGCATTCATCATCGACGGGCGCAACAGGTACGCCGCATGCAAGCTGGCCGGCGTCGAGCCCAAGACTAGGGAGATGCAGTCAGAGTTTGCAGACGACGCCGAGGTGATCCGCTTCATCATCAGCACAAACATCCACCGCCGGCACCTGACCGAGAGCCAGCGCATGATTATCGCCACGGAATTGGCGAAGCTGACGCCAGGGGACCGCGATGCGCAAATTTGCGCATCGCCAACTCTGACCCAGCAGCAAGCCGCCGACCTGATGCAGGTCAGCCGGCGCGGCGTCCAGATGGCGAAGAAGGTTTCAGAGGACGCCCCCGACCTCGCCGTCAAGGTCAAGTCGGGCGAAATCAAGGTCAGCAAGGCCGCCAGCATGGCCCGCGAACGCCAGCGCCAGTCCGCGCCAGTCACCAACCCCGACAACGCCGACGATGCCGTGGTCGAGAAGAAGATTGAGACGGCCGCCGCCGGGTACACGCCCAAGATGGAAAAGGTTTGGGCTGGGTACGCAGCATTGGACGCCGTGGAGCAGACGGCATTTAGGGAAAGGATGGGCGCATGAGCCACCCACGCGCCACCTTCCCGCCCCACGCCATCACCGAGTACCAGGCCGGCGCCGGCCTCAAGTCCATGGCCGTCGAGTACCGCTGCGACGCCAGCACCCTGCGCCGCTGGCTGGTCGAGCGTGGGGTGGTCATCAGGGGACCGGGCAAGAGGTGGAGGCCGTGACCTATTCCGGCCTCATCGCCTACTGGATCGACGCCGCCGGCATTACATGGCTGGGGCCGGTGGAGTGCGCGCCGTGGAGACGTGCATGATCCGCCACTTCGTCATCATCGACGGCCAGCCCGTCGCCAAAGGCCGAGCACGCTCAACCAGTAGCGGCATGCACTACACCCCGGCCAAAACGCGGAATTGGGAGAGAATGGCATCGCTCGTCCTCAACCGCGCCATCGGGTCGCAGTGCTATAACGTGCCGCTCAAGATGGAGGTTGCCGCGTATTTCCAGCGCCCTCAGCGTCTGATGCGAAAGTCGAGTAGTCCGAACAGGATTCACCATACCGTCAAGCCGGACGCTGATAATATTCTGAAAGCGGTTTCAGACGCGCTTGTCAAGGCGCATGTGGTCACTGACGACTGCATTATAAACTGGCAGATGTGCGTGAAGTATTATTGCGCAAAGGACGTTGCGCCGCACGTTGCCGTGCATCTGTCGTCGTGGGAAAACGAAACAGAAAGGCGCAAATGAGCTACGACAGCAACGAAGGCTACGAGGAATGCTCGGCCCGCCGATCCGCAATCCGCGACCATCACCTGTCCATACGAGACCGAATCCTGGCCATGCTCAAGCAGAACGGCGGCACAATGCCGACCGATAAGCTGGCTCTGGCGCTAGGATTCCACCGACAAACAGTCGCTCAGTCGGTCCGGAAGTGGCCGAGGACTTTTGAGTTGGAGTTTGACAGCGAGAACAAACGGACTGTGACCGCCGTGGCGATGCACAGGGATTTGATGCGGTTTATGGATGTCGCGTGAGCGACTTGTCCATCTTCATCTGCGCCGTTGAGGGCGAAATACACCGATGCCTGGCCGATGGCATGGACGAGAATTGCGACGTTGTGCGGAGGCTTGTGCGACTATGTGACGCTGCGAAGTTTATGGTTGCCGACTGATGCCTGACAGTTAGACATCTCACCGCGCTGCGGGGTCGCTCCCGGGCGCACGACGAACAAAGCCCATGACACCACAACCCATCACGACACCCGACAACGGAACCGGCGGCGCGAGGCTTTGCGCGTTTGCCGGATGCGACCCGTTGGCGGGGGTCGTGATTGGCTGGAGTGATTATGTCTGACTACCGTGAAATCATCGCATCCAAGGAATGGAAGGCCCCGGCGTGCGGGTTCGAGCCGACCGTTATGCCATCCATGCTGTTCGACTGGCAACGCGCCGTCGTCCGATGGGCGTGCCTCAAGGGTCGCGCCGCGCTGTTCGAGGACTGCGGACTCGGCAAGACCATGCAGCAGATCGCATGGGCTGAGAACGTGCGCGTCCATACGGGCAAGTCCGTGCTGATTTTGTGTCCGCTGGCCGTGGCCGAGCAGACCGTCAGGGAGGGCGGCAAGCTTGGCATCCACGTGATGCACATCCGCGAGGCCGAGCAGATCGTCCCCGGCGTCCCCGTCATCTACATCACCAACTACGACCGACTGGAGCGGTTCCTGGGCGAGTCCTGGGGAGGCGTGGTCCTGGATGAATCGTCCATCCTCAAGAGCTACAGCGGCAGCACGCGGACGATGATCATCGACGCATTCCAGCATACGAGCTACAAGCTGGCATGCACAGCGACGCCGGCTCCCAATGACCACACCGAGCTAGGCAACCATGCAGAGTTCCTGGGAATCATGACCAGGACCGAAATGTTGGCATCGTTCTTTATGCATGACGGCGGCGAGACTGCTGTGTGGCGGCTCAAGGGACACGCTCAGCGCGACTTCTGGCAATGGTGCGCCGGCTGGGCGATCTTGATGCGGACCCCGGCGGATATTGGGTTCCGGTCGGAAGGCTACGTCCTGCCGCCGCTCAAGATCATCAAGCACATGGTCGCGTCTGGAATAGAGGCGACAGATACCATATTTGCCATGCCGGCCCGGTCGCTGGATGACCAGCGGAAGGCGCGGCGGATTACCATGCCGCACCGCGTGGCCAAGGTCGCGTCGCTGGCCGGGTGCGATGAGTCGCCGTGGCTGGTCTGGTGCGAGATGAATGACGAGGGCGACTTGCTGGCCGAGTCCATTCCCGGCGCAGTCCAGGTCGCCGGATCGGATGACGAGCATGACAAGTGCAGCCGCATGCTCGGATTCGCGGACGGCGAGCATCGCGTCATGGTCACGAAACCCAAGCTTGCCGGGTTCGGCTTGAATTGGCAACACTGCAACCGCATGGCATTCGTCGGCCTGTCGCACAGCTACGAGCAGTTCTATCAGGCCGTTCGCCGTTGCTGGCGGTTCGGCCAGACGCAGCCGGTCGAGGTCCACGTCATTACGACGGACGTGGAAAGTGAAGTCTTATTGAACATCGAACGCAAACAAGCAGAGGCCGACGCAATGACGGCCGGAATGGTTGAACACATGAGCGAGATCACCAAGAGCGAGATTGCCGGGACCGAACGGCAGACAGACACCTATCGCACGGGGTCGGCACCAGGCGAGACTTTCAACGCTTACCTGGGCGATTGCGTGGAGGGCATCAGGAACATGCCGGACAACAGCGTCCATTACTCCATATTTTCTCCGCCGTTCGCCAGTCTGTACACCTACAGCAACAGCCCATTCGACATGGGCAACTGCAAGGATCACGCAGAGTTCTTCCGTCAGTTCGTCTATCTGACCCGCGAGTTGCACCGCGTCATCATGCCGGGCCGGCTGGTGTCGTTCCACTGCATGAACCTGCCCACATCCAAGGAACGGGATGGATTCATCGGCATAACGGACTTCCGAGGCGTGCTGATCAAGGCGTTTCAAGAGGCTGGGTGGATCTTCCATAGCGAGGTATGTATCTGGAAGGACCCGGTCACGGCGATGCAGCGCACCAAGGCGCTGGGGTTGCTGCACAAGACGATTCGCAAGGACAGCAGCATGAGCCGCCAGGGCATCGCTGACTATCTAGTGACTATGCGCAAGCCGGGCGAGAACACCGAGCGCATTCCGCATGGCGATGACTTGCCGGTGAGCCTCTGGCAGCGATACGCCAGCCCGGTCTGGATGGACATTCAGCCTAACGACACTCTGCAAAAGGAATCGGCGCGCGAGGATGACGATGAGCGCCACATTTGCCCGTTGCAGCTCGGCGTCATCGAGCGGGCCATTCATCTGTGGAGCAATCGCAATGACTTGGTGCTGTCGCCGTTCATGGGCATCGGCAGCGAGGGGTATCAGGCCATTAAGATGGGCCGGCGCTTTGTCGGCTACGAACTCAAGTTGTCGTACTTCAAGCAGGCTGTGGCCAACCTGACCGCCGCTGAGCAGTCGATCCGCGCGCAACAGACCATATTCGACGCGGACGCCGTCGCATGACCGCCCTCGCCTTTGCCATCGTCTGCGTGGAGGGCGAGATTCATGCCCTCATGCGCGACGGCCACGGGGAGGATCACCCGGCCGTCGTGTCGATGATGTCGGTCCGTGCGCATCTGCGTTCGCTGTGGATGGCGCCATGATGCAGATCCCCGGACCCGGCACGCACCCGCACGACTGGATGCCCGATTACGCCCAGCGGTCTCACCCGTCGCGCACCTACATTCCGCAGACGCCCGTGCCGGGTAAGCGGTACGTCAGGACCGGCAGGCCTCATGGTCGGCCAAGGAAGGCAGCATGACCATCGAGCCCAAGTATCCGGCTATCTTGTGGAGATGGTGAGCCATGGACTGGCTCAACCTACACGTCAGCGTCCTGGACTCGCCGCAGGTCCTGCGCTGCGATCCTATACGCCGCGCCACGTGGCTATTCCTACTCCGCTACTGCATCAGTCAGGAGAATGGCGGCCTGATCGAGGATTGCACGGCCTGGGGCGACACCTCCTGGCAGCAGATAGTCCGCGTGAAACTGCGCGAAGTGCTGGCGGAATCGCCACTGTGGACATGGGAGGGGAACAACCTGCGCGTGACCTTCTACCCAGCCGAGAAGGAGGCCGAGGTGCAGGCCAAGCGCACCGGTGGAACCTACGGCGGTAAGTCGTCAACCGAAGCTAAGGCCCAAGCTGCCCGCGAGAATGGAAGGAGGGGAGGGAGGCCTAAAACCCAAGCTGAAACCCAAGCTCCAGAAACCAAAGAACCCAAGCTGAACCCAACGGAATGGAATGGAAGGGAATGGAAGGGAAAGGAAGTATCGGCGGCTGCGCCGCCTCACGCGCAGGAAACCGACGCCGCAGCAGCCGACCCCATGAGCGAATCCTTCGAGTCCGTCGAAAAGGCCAATCCGGCACCCCGCCGAGCCCTCCCGCCGCTGAGCTTCGCCGACTGGCGCATCCAGGTCGGCAAGCGGATATTCTGGACCCGTGACGAGGACGACACCTGGCGCGCGATGTTCGAGGCCGAGGGGTGGGGCGAGATGACACGGGGCTATGAGCACCTCGCCGCCAGGCATCCGGCGCCCAAGAAACTGTTTCTATCCATGTTCCAGGAGCTTCGCGCATGAGTTTCAATACCGAAACCCCAAGGCCCGTAGGCCCGCCGCCGGCCGACACCAGCCTGGCTAAGTGGCGTTTCCTGACCGAGGGCCTGATCTTCGCTGCGCCATACGGGGAGAGCGAGTACCTGCGGATACTGGATGCCACCAGGAGGCCCTACAATCGCGATCTAGCCATTATTCGGTGCAAGGCGCTATCTGAGGCCATCAACACCGATTTCGCCCATTTAGAGCACCGCCTGCTTCGCTGCCATGCGGCTAACGACAGCCAGGCCTTCCGGCTGCGCTATGCCCGCCTGTTGCCCAAGCGGCCGCGGACCCTGAGCCTGGGCGAGAGGCGCACCGGGGTCAGCGACGAACAGCGCATGGCCGAGGCTGACGAGCTGGCGGCCGTGCTGTGAACCTCTGGGCCGAGATCGCCGCGCTCAGCCGCAAGAGCAAGATCGTGCTTGCCGGCGCCCTGCTCAGGCAGGCCCGACCCAGCATCCAGGAACTCGCCTATCACACCGGACTGAGCGACCAGGCCGTCCGCGACTGGATCACCCGCAATGCGTCACCCCAACCAAGAAAGGAGAGCACCATGGCCAAGAATCCCGTCAAGCCGGTCAAGCCGGTCAAGAAGCCCGCCAAGTCCAAGTCCAAGTCCTGCTGAATAACCAGGGAGGGGCGCTACTCCACAACGCGCGATCCAAAGAACTATGAAATATGACATCTATGTCATGTCCTGGCTGCCAGAGCCCTACGCCGTCGTGCGCCTGCCCGAATGCGCCATCGTCTACCGCGACACCGACCGCCTCGCGGCTCTCGCCGTCTGCGAATCGCTCAACCGGAAACCCAAAGGTGCGTTATGACCGCCCATATCGACAAGCCTCTGCCGCACGCCTACGCTTATTCACATGTCGAATCCGAGCGACTGCGCCAGCAGACCAGGGCTAATGCCGAAGCGATTAAGGCATGCGAGGCAGAGGAACGGCTGGCGACTGCGCTGCGACGTGGCGACGATGCGTTGAGCGAGGTGCATGACCTGTGCGAACGTCTCGAAAAACTGCAAGCGGTTGCCGACATTGCCCAGGGCATCCTGTTGAGCGGGGACTTGCATTGGCACACGCCACAGGCCGAAAGGACAGCCAGGGAACGTGATTTACGCGATGCGCTGTCTCGTCTGCCCAACGCCAAAGATGACCGGGCCGCCGTCGGCGGCTCGGTGTCTAGCGCATTGTTAGGCGCGGACGTTCTACCGGAGCAATCCAATGGATGAATCAATACCACTTGGCAAGGCCGAAGGAGATCGTCAGCGCGTCCTAGACGGCATACGCCGGATGCCTGCGTCAGTGTCCTACGCCTGCCCATCCTGTTCCCACAAGCTGGACATTCAAGGAATCGAACGCGGAAGCCGCGCCGTGTTCGATCTGTGGCGTCACGGATGCGGAGCACATATCACCATGAGGTTAAAGCTATGAATCTGCCCTTTGAATTAATGACCATCAACGTCGGCCCCGGCGATGACAACTATGGCCGAGATAAGCCAATCGCCTGGGGCGAATATCCGACCATCGCCAAGCACCCCAAACATCCCGACGCGCTGCGTCTGGTCAGGCACCCCAATGGGCCAGCCATCATCCACGGTCCGTTCCTTTGCACCGTTGGCCATTTCATCCGCGATGTTGGTGAAAAGTTAGGCCCTATCGAGGCCGGCGACTACGCGGAATGGATTGCGGGTGTCTTGGCTAGTGCCGCGCAGGACATAACCGCACCACGCCAAGCACCTAACGCCAAAGCTGACCCGGCCGCCGTCGTCGGCGGCTCGGCGTCTAGCGACTTGTTAGGTGCGGATCATCAACCGGAGGGGAAACCATGAGCCTACTGCCTTGCCCATTCTGTGGCCGAGTCCCATCCGAGGAATACTACCAGCGCCGGTATGATTTCGACTTCGCAATCGAATGCGAATGCGGCGCCTGTCTGAGCCAATGCGAATGGGCCGGTGGGCCTGGCCAGGAGTCTAAAGAAAAGACCATAGAGCAGTGGAATACCAGAGCCATTCATGGATGGGTCAGTTGCGATGATCGTATGCCGCCAGATGGCCATGATTCGTATATCGTTAGTAACAAGTACGGCCAGATATACCTTGCCGACAGAGACATGAATAGGTCGGCCAAGTGGGTTTGGGTCGATGACGAAGGCACAGAGATAGGGCTAACTTTTGGGTATCCGGTAACTCATTGGATGCCGTTACCGTCCGCACCACGCACCGCACCTAACGCCAAGACCAGCGGGCCGACCGCTGACACCGCATCCACCCCAGGCGTCGGCGGCTCCGCTGCGTCGCCTGGTTAGATTCCGAACTTTTACCGGAGAAAGAAACCATGCACGCAACACAAATGTCGGCGCTTATCAACGCATGCAAGGATCACGACGAGGTTCGTATCGTAACCTGCGCACTGCATATTGCCGCCACGGCTGCCCGTGAGCGGAAGCAGGACGCAGCCATTGCCATCCGCCATCTGGTAGATGCACACCAGGGCCGTGAACAGGCGGAGAAAGAATATAAGAGGCAGCGGTTAGACCTGGCTGCGCGGATTCTTTCCGGGCTTGTTGCCAATCCAGGCGGGCCGTATCAGAGCAACGGGCGCACCGGCTGGAGCCTGTGCAACTGCGATGAGGCGCAGGTTGCAGGAACAGCCATAGGGTTAGCTGACAGCCTGATGGTTGCGAATGCGGTCGCACCGATACCGCACGACGCTAAGGAATCTAACGCCAAGATCAGCCGGCCGCCGAACGAGTCCGCTGTGTCGCCGGACGTGGGCGGCTCGGCTGCATCGCCTGGTTAGATTCCGAACCTTTAACGGAGAAAGAAACCATGCCTAAACTCAAAAACTATATCGTCTCAGTCCTGGTGGATGCCACGGTGGTAATCAGGGTCAAGGCTAAGTCCCCTGAGGAAGCACAGCAACTTGCAGAAGAGCGAGCCTGCGTCCCCGGTCTATGCCACTGTTGCTCTAAGAACTTGGAGCTTGGAGATATAATCCCGGCCACTGGCGAGCAGAACTTTGCATCTGAGTGCGATGATGCGGATTTTGAGGAGGACGAACCGTGAACGGCAAGGAATCTAACAGGGATTTAGACAGCGCGGGGCGTACCAGAATAGACAGTGGCGGGCCTATTGAGCGGAGTCGGGACAACGGTCTGAACAACGACGAGGCTGGGAGCAACGCGTGATGCTGAAATCGGCATGGAGTGTATGGAAATGCGACGGGTCCTCCCGGACCCCGCCAGGCCTAGAGCCGTGGGACAACCGAGAGCGTTTTTTGCACACTCAATTTCCCAGAAAGGCTCCTAAATGAGCGGCAAACCAGGACGCAGCGGCAAGGCTCGCACACCAGAGGAGCGCCAAGCCAAGCGCCGCTACGCCAAGATGGGCGGCGACGCGGCTGCCGGCCGGAATGCCGGCAATGTCAAGCCGGCAAAAGTGAAGCGCCCAGCCTTCACAAAGTCGGCATCTCGCCCCGAGGGCAGCGTCGACCACACCCCGGCCCTACTCGCCGCCTTCCCTGAGTTGGCCGACTACCCATTCCCGGTCCCCGACTCGCTCGCCCTCAAGGATGCGCTCGAAGCAGCTCTCAAGCAGGCCAAGGCGAGGCAGGCTGATGTCGAGCTGGACGAGGCCAGAATCAAGCGCGACCTCTCCCGCGGCCGGCTCTACACCGCCGACCAGATCCGCACCCGCGACCAGGCCAGTGACGCCTACATCCTCAGCCGACTCTCTGAGCTAACCGAGGCCGCCGTCCGCCTGTTCCCGCTGGAATCCCAAGCCCAGGCCAGGCGCGACCTAGCCACCGTCGCCGACGATTGGCGTTCGAGCGTGGCCACCGCCATGCGCACAACCCGAGGAACGAAGCCATGACCCAGCGCGAACTCATCGACCGCAACGGAGGCGCCACAGCCGTAGCCCGTCGCTGCAACGTCACTGTCCGGACCGCCCAGCGATGGAAGTCCGGGGCATCCAAGATCAGCGGTCCAGCCCGGGCAATCCTCTGCGGCAAGTAGCCGATAACAAACCAAACCACACCAGGAGACATGCACATGACCACCACACTCATCAGCCTAGACGACACCGTTCGCGGATTCGCCGAGGCATTCACCCGTGCCGAGGACTCATTCCGCACCGCCGGTAAGATCTATGCCGACGCCGTCCGGGAGTTCGGCCAGGAAGCGCGCGAGAAGTTCGCTGCCGCCTGCCCGAAGATTGCCCCGACCACGTGGCGCCGACTGGAAGCCTTGGGCAACGGGTCGCTGGACGGCCGTCTACTCACCGCCGCATCCATCGGCGCCGCAGCCCTACGCCGCCTACCCGCCCCAATGCAGACCAAGGCCCTCGACAACGGCGTGGATCTCCTCGTCGGCAGCGGTGACACGCTTCGTGTTCAGGTAGACAACCTGACACGCGAGCAGTCGGCGCAGGTTTTTGCCATAGACCACATCCGCGACGCCTCGGCCCAGCGGGCATGGATGGAGACAAACGCTACGCGCCCCGCGACGACGGGGGCGGCGTGGCGGGTGTCGGGCGGCAAGGTGCAGGTTTCGCGCCCGTGTTCCCTAACGCGGTTGGACCTGGCGCGCATGCTCGCGGAGATGGGGTAGTATGCCATACAAGGATCCAGTCGTTAGACGGCTCTACCATCAGGAGCATAACCGGAACCGGGACCGTAACGACGTAACCCGGGAGATGGTGCGATCGCGCCAGCGTAGGCGCTACGCCGAAAACCGTGATAGGATTTTAATGCAGCAGAAGGAATACATCAGGAACAATAAGGACAAGATAGCCGCCGCCGCAAGGGCAAGGTACCAAAAGAAACGCGAAGAGGCATTGCGACTTGGACTCATCACGCCAAGGGCAGCGGTTAGCCAGGAGCAAAAGGACATGACCGCAAAGGCGCGGAGGGAGCGAAAGAGAGAGGCGGCCAGAGTCCGCAGATGCGCTATTATGGCTACCGAGGCTGGGAGGGAGGCGGCCAGGGCGAAGGCTCGCATAAAACGCACGCATCGATTGGCTAGAGACCCTGATTATAACAAGCGCAGATATGCAAAAATGACAGACGAAGAGCGCGAGAGGCGCAGGGCCGCAACTAAGGCCTGGCGACTGAGGAACCCAGATCAATGCGCTGAGGCTACGAAAAGGTGGCGCGCTGAAAATCATGAGCGAAACGCGCAAAAGCAATTATCTAGGTCAAAGAAGTGGTATGCCGACAATCGTGCCGTGGCGTGTAAGTATCAACGGGACTACTATCGTGAGCAAGCGTCTCAGCGCAACATGCTTTCACTGGTCGAAGCCGCCGCATCAATCACGTCCGGCTAACTACGACACTATGGCATATTGCCAAGCCATACCGGATTGGCTATGGTCCCCGTGTCGTAAGTTCCACCCCGGCGGGTGGCAGACCGCGGGTGGCGTGTGGACGCAGCAGAAGCGGCGCGGATTCTAGGCGCCATCGGTGGCGCAATCGGCGGCCGTAGTCGGTCCCCAGCAAAGGTAGCGGCGGCCCGGGCGAACGGCAAAAAGACTAAGCGCAAGAAGCCGGCCGCGTGACGCTCGACGACCTCGACAGCGAGCGTGCCGATCGATGGGCGCCGCCTCCGCGCCCCCGCCCCATCCGCCAGTTCGCCCGGACGATTAGCCTCCCGGACGGTCCGCAGCAAGGCGACCCGTGGGATCCGGCGACCGAGCCGGCACAGGACGCATGGCTGGCCGAATGGGATTCCGGCCGCTGGTCCTGGTTCCTGATGATCGCCAGCCGCCAGCGCGGCAAGACCCTGCTGGGCATCCTGTGCGCCCTGCTGTGGTCTATCGTTGAGTTGCGCCGGTCGGTCGGCGTGATCCTGCCGAATCTCGACAAGCTGGCGCAAAATTACGAATCGAAGTACCGGCCGGCGTTCGACAACTCCGGCTACAAGGACATCTTCCCGACCAAAGGCCCCGGCTCACGTGGCGGCCGTCCGGCGGCCATAACACTCCGCGATCCGAAGCGAGGCGGCAGCGTGCTCGGCCGCGTGTTTTTTATGGCGCTGGGAAAGGGCGCATCAGAGACGTCGGTATCGTCTGTGTCTCCCGGCACCGTCTTGGTGGACGAGGCCGATGACGCCGAGAACGCCGGCCAACTTGCCAACGCCTGCGGGCGCATCGACGGCTGGGGCACGGAAGGTCGGGCTGTTATCGTCACCACGCTGAACCAGCGCGGCGACCGCATCGGCCACCCATCGCTGGCGTTCTACGCGGACGGCACCCGCTCGCGATGGGGCCACACATGCCCGCATTGTGGCGAGTGCAAGCCCATCGAGTTTGTCCACGTCAACCTGTCCGATCGCCGCATCGCCTGCCCGTCCTGCCACGTGCTCTGGACGGAAGAGGAACGCCGGAGGGCCATCGCCGCCGGTCGATACCTCCACGGCACCGAGACCCCGAACCGCCCGCGCTTCCTGAGCGTGAAGCTGTGGGAGCTGGATTTTCTGCGCGGGTCCATCGACATCATCGTCGACGAGTACCGCGCCGCGCTCAAGGCAAAGGATGAAGGCGACCCGAGTCAGTGGACGGTGTTCCAAAACAAGCGACTGTGCCTGGAGGACACGCAGAGCGACGCCGAGGTCCCCAGCACCAGCGACATGGAGCAGGCGGCCCGCGCAACGAAGTCCCCGCACCGCCGCACCGAGAAGCCCAACGGACTCGCCTGCATCACGGTCGGTGCCGACATCGGCAAGCGCGACGGCTGGCACCTGACGCTGGGCATGAAGCCGGATCTATCCTGGTACGCCCTGGATTGGGGCCACCGCCAGGCATGCGACCCGAAGGTCGAGCCGACACCAGATGATCAGCGGCAGATGCTATCCAAGCTCCGCGAGCGCATCACCCGCATCGGCCGCGCGGACGCGATGGGCGTGGACGTTGGCTACAACACCGACCTGGTGCAGAAGTGGGCCAAGGCCAACGGCTTCGCGTGCGTGCGTGGCGACTCCCGCCCGACCGGCAAGAAAGACGAGGAACGGAGCCGGACGCTCCCGAGCTGGGCTGACGCGCGCCGACAGGATGACTGCACGGTCTGGCTGTTCATCGACGGCGCCGCGGTCAAGACCGAGATCGCCAAGAGTCTCGCCCGCGCGCCCGGGTCGCCCGGAGCAGGCCATTTACCGCAGGGACAGGAGGCTGGCGACTGGCTGATCCGGCACCTGACGGCCGAGGTCTGGGATGCCAAGCACGGCGTGTGGGTCAAGCGAGCCGGCAGGGATAACCATTTGCTCGACTGCCTCGTCTACGCCTGGGCGCTGGCGATGCTCGAAATACTCAAGCCCAAAACCTACTACGGCACAACCCAAAAGGATGACCGCCATGACGACTTTGATTCCGCCGTCTGGTAGCCCATTCATCATGCCGACCACCGACCTCCCGCCGGCCCCGCCAGAGAGCCGCGAGCCGGAGAAGCTCGGCCCAACCGAGTCATGGGTGCGCGCCGTTACGTGCCCGGCATGCGGTAGCGTGTCGGTATTGCGCAAGACGTGGCGTGTTGGCAGCCCGTTCGCGTGGTGGCAGTGCCAAGAAGACGGGTGCGGATATATGTGGAAAATGCCATATCTAGCCGGAACTGGCGCCCGTGCGCGGGTCGTTTGACAAATGTCAAACTCAACAAACCGCATCAATATCTGGAGTTGGTAGCCTGGTCCGCAATGGCCGCCTACGACAGCTTCCAGACCGCAATGGCGGCGGCTGCGACCTATGTCGCGGCGGCCGACTACGACAACGCTCGCCGGCAGATCATCATTGCCCGCATCTACCTGGCGCAGATCCCGAACAGCTCGGCTGACGGCACCTCGGCCCAGTGGCGCGAAGACCTCGCATCCCTGGAAACGTCGATCAACATGGAGTCAGGCCGCACGACCAGATCTGTGACCGTCAATAGCGAGTTCTGCCAATGAGCGCCTACACCGGAGGCTCGTCAGCTGGCCGATTCTTCGCGGACTGGCCGGCGATCCTCACCGACCCGAACGACGATTATTGGCTCGACGGCGCCGCCATCGCCGCCCGCTCCTGGGACCTGTGGCGGAACGACCCATACTTCCGCGCCCTCATCGAAACCATGGTAGACCTGACCATCGGCGCCGAGGGACTAACACCGAAGTCGCAGTATCAAGACGACATCCGGCCGGAGACGACCGAGGCCGAGCAACTCACCCGCGATGCCATCGACAGCAGCTTCCGCAGCAACCTCGCCCGCACCAGGCTGGACGCCGGCGGAATCCTGACCTACCCCGAGATGTCCGAGGCCGTGTTCAGGTCCTGCAAGATCGCCGGCATGGGCTACAGCGTGCGCGTGTGGCGGCCGAATCGCCCCGACGCCAGGCAGGGTAGCTGCTGGCGCGTCATCGACCCGGCCCGCGTGTCAAATCCGAACTACGGCGCCGACACGCAGCGCATGTTCCAGGGCCACGAACTGGACGCGGACGGGCGCGAGGTCGCCATCTGGGTGCAGAAGACGCATCCGAACATCCAGCGCATCGGCCCATCGTCCGAGTGGGTGCGCGTGCCGATCTACAAAGACGGCCTGCGCAATGTGACGATCCGCCGCAACAGCGGGCGCACCGAGGCCATCCGCACCCTTGGTGCCGGCGCCTGCGTCCTGCTTTACCTCCGCATGCTCCAGGGCACCACCGAGGCGTGGGCCATCGCCAAGCGCATTCAGGCCAGCTATGCCCTGATGATCGAGACGGAGAACCCGGCCGAGGCGGCACGCGCCGATCGCTACGGCTCGCTCCTGACCGGCAACGCGCCGACGAAGCCGGGCATGCGCTACTACCACAACCACAAGAGCGTTACCCCGCTGAATTGGAACTTCCAGGGCGCGGACTACGAGCAGTTCCGCAACCCGATCATCGAGGCCGTCTGCGCTGCCGAGGGCGTGCCGTATGAAATGGTCCTGAAGCGCATGACGAAGTCCAACATGGCCAGCTCGCGCACGTCGCTGATGCAGGCATACCAGTACGGCCGCAAGGAGCAGAATCGCCAGGTCATGTCCACAGAACAGTATTGGGCGGAATCGGTCATCAGCGAGGACATCGCCCGCGGCGCAATCGTCGTCCGGTCGTCCAACACGGACGACATCAACCGGCTCAAGTGGAAGCGCCCGCCGCGTCCCTGGCCGGACCCGCAGAAGGAAGCCAACGCCGTTCAGGCGTGGGTGGACATGGGACACAGCTACACCAGCGCCTATGACGAAGTGGGCAAGGACTTCGAGGAAGAGGTTCGCCAACGCGCCCGCGACGAACGGCTTTTGGAGGCACAGGGGGTAACGGTCGGCGTCAAGCCCGCCACGTCCGCCCAGCCGGCGCCCGTCGTTGATCCCGAAGACGAGGAAGACGACGAATCGCAGGACGAGGTCGAACCCCAGGAAGAACAGGCCGTGAAGCCAAGCGAGATGAGGGCCATGCTGTCCGACATCGGCGCCCGCATGCAGCCGGCTCCTGTCCATTTCCACGCGGCACCGCAGCAGTTCACCATCAACACTCCGCCATCCCCGCAGGTCACGGTCAATGTTCCCGAGTCCCCGGCACCAGTAGTCCACATGCACGCGGCCGAGTCGCCCGCGCCTGTCGTTCACGTCCACGCATCAGAGCAACCGCCCGCCCAGGTGTCCGTTCAGTTCAACGCACCGCCCGCCCCTGAGCCGGTCGCGCCCGTGGTCAACGTCAACCTGCCAGCCCCCATCGTCACCGTCGACAACCAGGTCATCGTCCCAGCACGCACCGTCAAGGCCACGCCGCAGCGCGATGGCAGCGTCCTAATGGTACCGCAGGAATAACCTGTGGCCAACATCACCGTCACCACCTCCAGCAACTTTGACGACGCGGCCAACCTGGCCCTGGCGAACGGCGACAACATCGCCATCAGCTCGGCAGCCGTACTGACGATCAATAGCGACGTGCGCTGGGGCCAGAACGCGGCAGTTGTCGGTGATGTGGACGTGACTGAAGGTGAGTTCAAGATCGACGCCTCGCAGACATGGTGGATTCCGTTCGATGCCTCGTCTGGCAACGTGCCTGCTCTCGGCACATGCGGCACCGCCGATGTGACTCGCGGCGGCTCCAACGTCGGCGAGTTCATGGGCGTCTGGACAGCTTTAGGTGTGGCTCCGTCTGCCGCTGGTGGCGCGATGCCTGCCAGTGGATTCGTCAAGCTCCGGTCGAAATCCACAACGCTGGCCGACAACGATGTCCTGACGTTTGCTGGTGGTGCCACAATCACCATCAACTCGGCCACGGGAGGCCAGCGTGGCTGGCTGCATTACGTTGGCGAGGAAGGCACGAACTCGACAACGGGTCGCGTGTTAGCCCCAACGCTGGGCAAGATCACGACCCGTGGAGATTGGTTCGAGTTAGGAACTGGCTCGGGATCATCCGGGCAGACGCTCCAGTATTTCGTCGCTGATTACTGCCCGGCCATCCAAGTCGAGACAGCCAGCGGAAGCGGCGTATATGAATGGTGGGGCCTGTGCCCTGCTGCCGACTTCTCAGCTACGAACATTGCAACCGATGACCGTGGCAGATTCTTCACATGCTCTGCTGCCGGCGTGATTACATTCGGTGGTGCGACCTACGGCAAGCTTCCTCCAAGCGGCGCGAAGATTCGTTGCCCTAACATCCACGTCAGCAGCTCGACAAGCGCGAACTGGGCAGCAAATACCCTCAATTCCACGGCTGCAAACCGGTACTCGTTCCAGTCCACTGGCGGTCTTCTCGACCTGGAATACACGGCCTTCAGCGGTTCGTTTGGTGCTATTGGCTCGGCACTACTCAGCGCAAAATACTGCACAGGGTTTGACGCGACCTTCAACGAGGGCAGTGTTGCTGCCAGCTCGTCGTCGAGCAACAACAAGGAAATCTATTACGAGCAATGCGCCTGTAGTCGCCTGGGCGTATCCGCCCCGCATTTCAGCGCAACGTATTGCCAAAAGGTAACATTCAAGAATTGCTGTAGTTTCCGCAGCAGCGGAGCTAACTCTGGAACATTCGGATTCAATGTCACCAACAGCGACCAGATTCTCATAGAGAATCCGCTGTTAATATCAAACGGCACAGTTACAGCGTTAGATATAAGCTACAGCACAAATGTAACGATAACAAACCCGATACTCGTCGGCGTCCCATCTGGAACATTCGGGACAATCACTGGTGTACGCGGTATAAAAATAACAGGATTAAAGTTCGACGGTAAGACTGCCGCTGCCGTTGCCAACGCTTGTCAGTATTTGTTATCAATAGTCAACTGCACGGATGTCCTAGTTGATGGGGCTTCGTATTGGCAATCAAATGTTCCGCCGTCATTCTATATAATCTGGGCTAACTCGCAGTCTTCACAGGTTAGGATTCGCAACATCGGCAGCCGCGCCACTCCGCTGGATGTAACCGGCGGTCGGCGTCTTGTATACGTCCAAAACTGCACACGGGTAATGCTAAACAAGCTATACCAGTCAGCAGGCAATCAGTCGCCGGATACGGCATATCTCGTCTCAAATTGTGACGAGCTATATGTTAGCGACTGTGGAAACGCCAGTAACTACAGCGACCAGGCGGCTTTCCCCGTAGCGTCAAACACGACATTCTACCGCCGCACGGCGACCGGCGGCGGAAAGGCGTACTCCTCGTCGCCAGCGGCTGGCTCAACTGCCACGCAGTTCCTCTCGTTCGGGACGCACTTCCAAGAGCAGGAAGTGTCTGCAACGGAAATATGGCTAACCGTCAACTGCGGCACCGAAAAGTCTTCCAGCGAGTTCTCGACGGTCGCCTACACCGATGATGTCGGCACCGTCAAGCGCGATGGAAGCAACGGGCTGTTGCTCCGCACCCTGAATGATCAAGTGACATGGACCTGGAGCTATTGGATTCTCGGCATCACGGCGTTTGCAAACACCGCGCCTATCCTCAACGGCACGAACACCGGTAACTTCACGCTTCAGTACGACCTCGACAAAGGAACGGGATTCAGCGGGACGTTCCAGACGCTCAACGCCACGAACCTCAGCGCCGAAACGGGTATTTCACCTGCGGGCGTCAAGGTCAGGATTCGGGCAATCTGCGCCACGGCAAACTCAGCCAACCTGATCCGTGCAATCAGCATTGTTGGCACGACCTCGGCATCCGATGTCACGAACAACCTCTACCCCTATAACGAGCCGCTGGTCACTTTGTCGGGAGCGCAATCAGGCTCACTGGCTGCCATCTTCCGCGACAGCGACGGCAAGTTATTGGGCGTGAAAGCCGTCACCACTCCACGACTCTACCCAGCTTGGTATGCTGATGCGGCCTGCACACTGCGAGTTCGCAAGGCTGGATGGACGGCGCTTGAGTTACCGTTCACGCTGACGGAAGCCGGCGCTGCGTTCCCGCTCAACCAGGTCGACTCAGCGATCAGCGACAGCAATCCCGGCGCTCTCGGCATCACGGTCACGAATCACGGGGCATCGCCCGTGACGTGGAACAGCAAGCAATGGTCGATCACCGTCACCGTCACGGATTCGTCCAGCGCGGCCAGCATCGCTCAATACCTCTCGTGGCAGACCGCGCAAGACGCCTTCAATCTGATCACCGGCTTTCACAACACGGCGATACCGCCCATGGTCATCCTGGCCGGCAGCGATTACGAGACGGCACGCGGGACGCTGTTCGGGTCTGCTGGCGCTGCGAGCAAGGGCGTGCGCGTGGTGGACGGCAGCGGCAACGAAGTGCCAGGGTTTGCCCGCATGCAGGCCGATGACGGCAGCTATTACAGCCCGGCATCGTCGGCAACGATGACGGTATCCGGCGTCGTCACCGGCTCGGATGTGGTGATCTACGACGCCTCGATACCGGCTGACGGATCGGGGTCCAACGTCCTGCAAACCTCGGACGCCATCGCCGGAACAAGCGCGACGTACAGCTACACCTATGTCCCCGCTACGGTCGTGGACATTGGCGTGTTCAAGAACGGCTACAAGCCGACCTTCGTTCGTGGCGTCGTGCTGAGCGCATCAGACGCAACCATCCCAGTCTCTCAGCCATTGGACCCCAGCTATGTTGCTTGAAATCATCCACACGACCGACGACCAGAATATCTGGCGGATCATCGACACGGCGGCACCCATCGTTCTGGAGAACGGAGCCACGTTCGTCCCTGACCGCACCGTCCAGACCGCTCCGACCGCGTGGCGTCTGTTCAACAGCAACTACGTCATCGACGCCAAGGAAGTGTAATCATGGCCAAACTCACCAGCCCATCATCGCTCAACGTCGCAACCGAGATCGTCATTGACGAGCCGAACCGCACCATTCGGCTCGTGGCCGCTGGCAACCTCGTCGCCAAGGACGGCGTGACGATTCAGGCCGTATACTCCAAGTGCGTCCAGTTGTGGGCGACCAGCACCTACCAGGACAGCCCCTTCCCGTTCTACGCCATCGACGTTCTGAGCGGCCAGTTCCAGATCGGCACGGACGGAGCGACCTTCAACGGCTGGAAGTGGTACGACGACACGACGCGCAACATGCTGCGAGACGGCGGCTGGTCCGAGTACAGCAACGCTGGCGTGCTGAACCGCCAGTACGGCGGCTTCGTCGGCCTCGGTTCGGTCAACAGCGGAGCGCAGCCCTACTACCAGCTCGCGTCCACCGACTCGCCCACAGACTTCCCATTTGCCGACCAGTTCAACGTCGGCGTCCAGGTCTACGGAGACGCCAGCAACGGAAACTTTGACAAGCGCACCTATGCCAAGGCGTTCGTCCGTGAGGAACAAAAGAAGTTCAAGGACTCGGTGCTGGCCGATACCGGAGCGACGGCTACTGGCGCGTTCAAGACCAACTTTCTGGTCAGCAACGAAACCGACCTCGATGTGCTGGTCAATGACGCCGCCCTGTCATCTGCGCCGTACACAGGCATCACGGTGTCATTTTACAGCAGCAACCAGAGCAAGACCATCGGCGGCAGCAGCTACCCGTTCCGCATCATCATCGCGGGCAACGGCGCGACCAAGCGGCAGATTTACGCCAAGGTCCAGTACCTCCTGCGGCAGAACAGCAACATCAACACGGCGGGAGATGCCGGGTCGATCACCGGAAAGACCGCCGCCCTGATGATGGCCTTCGCTGGTGAAACCGTCACCACGGCCCTGGGCGTGTTCATCGACAACATCGCCAGCGCCGACACCAACGACTACATCTTCACCGACCAGAACGGCGTGGCGCGGACCTTCCCCTACGTCGCGGCTGGCATCCTGAGCTTCAACGCCCCGCTCGTCGGCGCCGGGTCGAGCTACCGTCTGATGTTCACCACCGGCCCCGGCGCTGGCGACGACTACGGCGAATCCGGCGCGATCACGGTCAACGACGCGACGGCGACACCGATCACCGGCACCATCAGCTCGGGAAGCATCAGCTTCACCTTCGACTACGATGGAGACACGGCTGGCGGCACGGCCGGCACGGACAAGTCCGTCACGCTGATCGCCGTTCGCCCAGGCTACGGCAAGTATACCGTGGCGACCGGCACGCTGTCCAGATCCAAGGGCATCAGCATCAGCGCCGTGGCCGAGCAAGACCGGGGCTACGCGGCCTAACCCATGGCGTCCATCGTCGTTGATCCGTCCAGTCTGTGCATCCTTCTCGTCTGCGGCGCAGGCGAGGATGATGTCACGTTCACGGCACAGGAGATTTACAGCCGGTGGTCAGACTGGTTGCTGCTGTCGGATAACCTCAAGTACCTGCCGGCGTTCGATTCCAGCGGCGGCGCGTCCGCTGGCACAGGAACGACCGATATCGTCTACACGTTTCTGGCAGCTAACGGCTGGATGATTTGCCCGCAGACGACCGAGCTAGCCGTGCGCGTGGTCATCACCGGGGACATCTATCCCGACGTGGATGGAAGCCCGATGTTCGACTACGACGAGGTTGCGGCCGGTGGCCACACGCACATCGAGCAGCGCGTCACGACCTCGGCGCGTGTGGTGACGACGGGCGGCAGCATCCCGACTGCAGCGCAGAACGCGGCGGCCGTCCTGGCGGCGGCGCAGGCCACGCCGATCCACGCGGACGTGCAGAAGATGAACGGGGCCACGGTCCTGGGCAACGGCACTAGCGGCGACAAGTGGCGCGGCGGTGTTTGATTTAGACAGCTTTTACCGGGAGGCATTCTCTGACCTGGCGTGGCTGTTCGATGACGAGGAACCGCCGCGTAAGGTAACGTACATGCGCCCGCCGTCGATCCCGGACGATGAGCCAGAGCCGATGAGCGTCATGGATATCGTCATGCTGTGGACCGGCGCACAGCAATCCGGCCTATCCTCGTCGTCAGTTTGATATTTGTCAAAACGGAGACGTAGATTCACCGACCGGCGTGCGACACTCGCACGCAATGAAGCTCCGCTTCCAGCAGGCCACCGCCGCCACCGCCTCGCGAGTCGATCGCGACAAGCGGGTGATCTACGGCGTGTCCATGTTGCAGACCGGCGAAGCACTCGGCCATGATATGCTGGTGGACGAGAAGATGCTATCGCAATGCGTCGATGCGGTGAACGCCACCGGCGGCCACGGCATGAAGTCGCGCTTCACACATCCTGGCGCGTGCTCCGACGCGATGGGCAAAATGCTCGGCAAGGTCAAGAACGCCCGCGTCATGGGCGACAAGGCCGTGGCCGACCTGCACCTGGCCGAGCACGCCAGCAAGACCCCAGACGGCGACCTGGCCGACTACGTGATGTCGATGGCCGAGGAGTCGCCCGAGGACTTCGGCATGTCGATCGCCTTCGACGGGTCGGCCGTGTGGAAGAATGCGGCCGGCGCTGAGGTCGAAGCCAGCAACGCCAACGGCGACCGCGCCGCGCGCCCCGCCGACGCCACCACCGCCAAGCCGTTCGCCCGCATCGTCAAGATGCGCGCATCTGATGTCGTCGATGAGCCCGCAGCCAACCGCGACGGTCTTTTCGCTGCGTTCTCCGGCACGACCAATCTGGATGCCGCCGAGGCATTCGCCGCTCTCGACCAGGCCCGCGATGCCATGGGCTGGGATGCGGCCAAAACCTCAACCTTCCTGCGCAGCTACTTGGCTGCCCGAACCACCAAGGAAACACGCATGGACCCTGTCAAGTTCGCCGCCCTGCTCGATGCCGAGCCCAGCCACGCCGCCGCGATCGGCAAGCTCTTCGCCGCCGGCAAGAGCGAGGCCGAGATCGCCGCAGTGCTGGTCGATCTGAAGCGCGATGCCGAGTTCAGCGCCATCAAGGCCGACCTCGCCGCCAAGACGGCCTCGCTCGCCAAGGCTGACGAGTCGCTCGCCGCCGAGAAGTCGGCCCACGCCAAGACCGCTGAGAAGCTGTCCAAGCTCTCCAAGTTGGGCGAGACGGTCGACCCCGGCCACGCGCCCGCCCCCAGCACGCCCGTCACCTCGGACGAGGGGATCAAGCAGGCTTGGTCCGCGATGCCCACCACGGAGCGCGCCGCGTTCCTGGGCGACTTCGAGACCTACCGATACCACATCAAGAACCCCGCCGCGCCCGCCGCTGGCGAAAAGGAATAAACCATGGCAGTCCTCACCGTCGACGCCGACCTGGCCCCGACCGGCGGCCAGTACCGCCGCCTCCCCTCCGAGATCAGCGCCAACCCGTTCGGCGGCTCGCTGCTGTCGTTCGCCGTGGACGGCTACGTCCGCGAGCTGGTCGCTGGCGAGCCCTTCGCCGGCATCGCCCGCGTCGGCATCGAGACCGCCGACGCCGCGACCGCCGATGGCAGCCGCTACATCGAAACGGTGTCCGGCACCTTCACCATCACCGCGACCATCTCTGGCGTGGCGCAGGACGACGCGGCCCATGGTCGTGATGTCTACGCCACCGACGACGCGACCCTGACCTTCACCCCGACCGGCACCAAGATCGGCCGCGTCATCGGGCTGGACGGCACCAAGGCCGTCATCCTGTGCAATACCGAGCCGGCGCCCGGCATCGCGACCAACGGCGTCCGCTCGCTGGCCGCCACCGGCAACGTCACCCTGACGACCGCCGACCTCGGCCGCGTGATCCTGCTGCCCTCGACCGGCGCGCAGGCCATCACCTTCCCGGCCAGCGCCGACTGCGGCGGCAAGACCATCACCTTCAAGAAGACCACGGCGGATGCGGTCGCTGCGACCCTCACGCCCGCGTCCGGCACCATCGACGGCGCCGCCAACAACGCCGTGATCGATGCCGCCAACGACATGCTGACCGTCTTCTGCGACGGCACCAACTGGCACATCATCGCGCGCCAGATCGCCTAACCCTGACCCCCACAAACAAGGACCATTCACATGGCTATCACTGACTACGGGGTCAAGGCCGCTCTCGGCCGCGCCCTGGAATCCACCCCCCAGAGCGACAAGCTCGCAAACCTGGCCTTCAAGGTCCAGAGCCAGCTTCCTGCCGGCGACGGCGAGAAGCTCGACTTCCTCGGCATGGTTCCGGCCCTGCGTGAGTGGGTCGGCGCCCGCAGCGCCAAGAAGCCGCTGGAGCACAAGTACAGCGTCACCCTCAAGAAGTTCGAGAGCACCGTCGAGCTGCCGCTCGACTGGATCAACAACGACAAGACCGGACTCGTCCAGTCTCAGATGTCGATGCTGGCACAGCGGTACAACCCGCAGTGGTACGGCAAGCGCGTCGCCAACCTGCTGAACCTGGGCGCGTCCGCGACCGGCTTCGACGGCAAAGCGTTCTTCGCCGACGATCACTCCTGGGGCGACTCGGGCACGATCGACAACCTGCTGACCTACGCTGCGGCCACCGGCACCACGCCGACCGCCAACGAAGCCGCCTCGGCCATCGTTGCCGCCGTGAGCGCCATGCAGGGCTTCAAGGATGACCGCGGCGAGCCGATCAACGAGGGCATGTCGGCCATCACGATCGTCGCCCCGACTGGCGACATCGGCGCGGCCGTGGTGCAGGCGGTCAAGGAAAAGAACCTCGACACCGGCACCGGCGTGCGCACCAACCCGGTGCTCGGCCTCGGCCTGACCATCGACGTGGTGATCAGCGCCCGCATCACCGTCGCACGCATGTTCGTCGTAAACAACTCGCCCGGCGCCGTTCCGTTCGTGTTCATCGAGAACACCAGCGAGTTTAAGCGCACGATGAAGGGCCCCGGCTCGGACTTCGAGCACGACAGCGACGCCTGGCAGGTCGGCCTGAAGGCTGTTGGCGAGGCCGGCTACGGCCGCTTCACCGACGCCGTCTCCACCGAGTTCACCTGATCCCATGGCCATCCTCGTCCGTGACCTGGTGGCCATCCATGGCCACAACATCGGCCATCGCCGGCTGGTGAAGGGAGAAGCCTGGTGCCGGATGCAGTTCCGGGACCAGAAGGACCTGGACGCGCTCGCCGGCACTCTGCGCTGGTCCGCGTTCAAGTTTGAAGAGCCGGCCGCCACTCATGCCGCCCCAGCGGCAGAGCCAGTCAAGCGCAAGCGTTGACGCTCCCGTGTCGCCGTACCCCGGCGCCACGATGAACGCCACCACACGGGACCACTATGCACAACGCTCTGATGGCGTCGGCGGTCTGACGTGGACTTCTCCACCTCTCCGCTACCAGCGGCCGTAATCGCAACGCGTCTCGGCCTGACCGGCCTGGCCACCAGTGCCATCACCGGCACCCTGACGCTGACCAAAACCGGCACCACCGCCCGAACGGCAACCTTCCCCGACGCCGCCATTGGCGTGCAGTCTGAAACCGAGGAACGGTCAGCAGACTTCACAGCCCGTGTCCACGGCCAGTATGTCGCCACCGCGACCCTGACCGTCACCGACCCAACGCCGGCGCAGGGACATGAGTTCGTGGTCCATGTCCGCAACGGCACATCAACGGTAGGCGGAACTGCATACACTGCCGGTCAGACCGTTTGGCGCAGTTACCACTCTGGGGCTTGGGCCAACACCGTCATCGCATCGCTAAGCACAGCACAGTCCTTCACCGCCCTCCAGACCTTCACGGCCGGCCTCACGGTCAGCTCCGGCACGACCGCCGTTCAGGCGTTGACCGCGACGACGATTACGGCGAGCGGGCTAGTCGCATCATCCGCATCCGGTGCATTTGGTGCCACCGCCCTTCTCGCCTCCGAACGACTGCGCGTAGCTGGCGGCACGATGGGCACGCCTGGCGCAACGGACGTGCTGGTGGCGGCCGGTAAAGTTTCCGTTGGAGGCACCAGCGCGACCAGCATCCAGACGGCTGGTGGGATCACGGCGGGCGGGCCTGTCGTGACCAGTACGGCCAGCAACTCTAATATCGGCTTCACCGCCACCGCGGAGTCGGCGGGCACATCAGCGGCGGCGGTCAATGGCGTCTTGTCCGACAACGGCAACGCATTGTATATGACGTGCCTATCAACTGCATATTTGGGCGACATGTTTGGCACCTCCCGGGCCGGCACATGCGAGCTGCTGAACTATGGCGGATCAAGCGCGGGCCTCAAGATCGGCAACTACAGCGCCGGAATCCCGATTATATTTGGCGGCGCATCAATTGAGATTGCCCGCTTCACGACTAACGCGCTCGCCAGCGGCAAACTCGACATCAAGTACACCACCGCCAGCTCCAGCACCTCAACCGGCGCGTTGACAGTCGCTGGCGCAATCGGATGCATCGATATTAGCACTCTGGGCGGCACGATTCAGAACTCAACAGATGCGAACATCGCACGTTCTGCCTACACGAATGTTGGATTCAGAAACCTCGCTATCGTTGACCGCAACGCTAATGGGTATCATAACGGAATTCACACATATCAAAGTGGATCGTCGTCTGGTGCAATGCTGAGTTCGACCGGTGCAGGAACGTTGAACCTAAGCGTAGGTGGGACATGCTGGGACGGAAGTCTCTATGGTGCTGACCAGACTGCCGTGACCGCAATTGAGATTCGTAGCAGTGCGTTCCGTTTCGGATTCGCCTCTGGCTTGACTATTGGGACAACCGCTAACGCACTAGTGTATCCGGTGTCCATATCATCGTCTGGTATGTCTACGACAAGAAAGATCACCACGGTATCTGCTGTCCCAGCATCCTTCGCAGACCTCGCAGCCGTGCAGACCTGGCTCGCCGCGCAATTCACCTAGAGGATAACATGACCACACGTAATCGCTGCCATTTCATCGGCATCCACACCCCACAAGACGACGCCGCCAAGCGCGTCACGTTCTGCCGCGAAGGCATCATCGAGGACGCGGGCGTGATGATCGGCAAGACGCTGACCCAGCCTGCCGACATCGTGGTGCCGTTCCTCCCCGAGCTGGCCGCCACGGTCCGCACCGTCACCGATCCCACGACCGGACAGCCCGTCACCTTCTCCGGCGCCGCGCTCGCGCTGTGGATGACCGCCGAGTACGAGGCGCGCAACACCGCCGACATCACCACGCCGCAGGAGACGACCCCGTGACCGACGACCAGAAGCAAGCCCTCCAGTACCTCGCCCAGGTCGCCAGCGACTACGCCAATACCCTGCCGGTCAGCGTGCGCGGTCCGATGGTCCGCGAGTGCCAGGCGGCCATCAAGGCCCTGGAAGCCGAGCCGGCGCAGGCGGCCGGGTAGCCCATGGACATCAACATCGCCGTCGAGTTGGAGCGGTCAAAGATGACCATTGCTAGCCTGGAGCGCGAAAATGCCGCCCTGCGCAAGCAGGTGCTGGAGACCGGACACCGTGCGAGCCTGCTCGCCGCCAAGTGCAAGACGTGCGAATATCACCCCCACCCAGAAGCCGACAGGGCCTGACCGTGAGCGAGCGAGACATCGAGACCGACGTGATCCGCAAGCCCAAGGGTGCCTTCGTACAGGTTGCCGGCCACCGCCTGACGCTGCCTGTAGGGACCATCATCCTGGCGATCCTCGGCAGCCTGGGCACGGCCTACCGGGTCGTCGACGCGGACCGAGACGCGGTCATGGCCCGCCTCGACGCCCTGGAAAAAGCAGACGTGGCGCAATGCCAGAAGCAGGAGTTACAGCAGATCGTCCTGGTCGACATCCGCACCCAGCTCGCGCGGATCGACGCGCGCGTGGCAGAGGTGCAAGTGACGCTGATGAGGGGGTCGCGATGACTCGCATCCTCGCCTGGATCGACCGCCGCTCCGGCTGGCTCCTGGTCGCCGCCCTGCTGATCGCCGGCATGCTGGTCCTCGCCGGCTGCGGCAGTCCGGAGGCGCGACATCCTGCCCCGGCCCCAGCCCCAGGCCCTCTCGACACCCTCGCCAGCCTCGGCGCCACCCTCACCTGGGCCGGTGGGATCTGCGCAGCAGGAGGCGTTGCCCTCTCGCTCGTCGCGCTGGTTTGGCCTCCCTTGGGCCTCGTCGCCGGACTGCTCCGCTTCGCCGCCGTTGGCGGTTCCGGAGTCCTCGCCACCGGAGTCGCCGTCCAGTTCCTCGCCAACCCATGGGTGCTGGGAATCGCTGTCGTGGCAATCGTGGGCGTGGTCGGCTGGCTGCATCGCAATGATATTCGTCGCGTACTGGCTCGGCGCATGGACTGCCACGCGCGGGCGAAGGTGACACCATGATCGTTAGCGCCGCCCAAGTAATCCCCATCTACTGGCAGACCTCGGCTGGCGCCGCTGCTACTGGCAAGGTACTAGGCAATCTGACCTACAAGATCACGCTCAATGGCGTGGATGCTGGCATCACCCCAACGCTTACCGAGGGCGCGACCGTCGGCGCATGGCGGCTATACACGCTCAACCTGACAGCTCCGGCCACGGCTGGGCAACTCGTCATCCACCTGGAGCCCAACGACGGCGTGTTGTCCTACGACACCATCAGCGACGATGTCACCCGCTACAGCGCCGATGATGTCCTGTCACTGGCAACGTCGCCGGTCATCGCAACACTGACCAGCGGCGGCCCATCTGGTGACACCACGTTGCGCCTGGTGAAGTCCACCTACGTCCCCATCTCGTTTACCGTCCGCGATGCGACGGGAGCCACCGTGGATTTGAGCGGCTACAACGCCGCGGACTTCTCCGTCCGGTCGCAGAATCAGACGACAACGACCTACAGCCAGACCACCGGGATCACCATGACGAGCGGCGGTCTGGTAACCATCGCCGTCCCCGAGAACGCCGGCTTCTACGCCGCACTCACCACGGGCGTCGATGCCGTTGAACTCTATTGGGACTTCGTGGCAGATGAGTCCGCCGACACCGCCAAGACCCGATGCCTGGCCCGCGGCCGGCTCCAGCTGCTCAGGACCGAGCAATGAGCGCGCTCCCTGCTGATGTCCTGGCCGGTCTGCGCGCCGGCCTATCGGCTGGGCTGAACGCTCAGACGATCACCTACAAGATCGTCACGGACGGCACGCCCGGCGATCCGGTCAACCTGTCGGCCATCGTCACGGTGCAGACACGGACCCAGATCGCCAACGCGGCCGGCAACAGCATGGAGATTGCCGATGTGATCAGCGTGCGTCCGATGGCCGACGAGTCGCTGGTCATTGGCGACATCATCACCTACGGCGCCCGCGACTACACCGTCCGCGAGACGGCCGGCGCCGACGTTCGCCGCATCACCGCCGCCTATGTGCCGACCATGGGCTGGCAGCGGACCGACCGCTTCCGGGCTGAGGGCGGGTAGTGGCCGCGCCGACGATCACCAGCATCCTACCAGCCATCGGGTACATCCCCGGCGGCCGGCAGATTTCCATTGTCGGCACCGGGCTAGACACCGTAACCGCCGTTACGTTTGGCGGCACCGCCGGCGCCATCGTCAGCCAGGCCGCCGCTCTCCTGGTCTGCACAAACCCGACCAAGACCGCTGCCGGCGCAGTCGACGTTGTGGTCACGAGCCCTGACGGATCGGCAACGTCGGTCGGCGGGTTCACCTACCTGGATGACTGGATCGGCGGCAGCCTGGAAGCCGTCGAGCGCTTGCTGTGCAATTGCGCCACGTTCCGGACCCTCATGGGCGCCGCGTCCGTCGCAGCCGCCCGGGACAAGTGCGTCTGGCAGATCACGCGCAAGCAGACCGCAGCCCCATTCGCGTACCTGCTGATCATGGAGGGCGGGTCATTCAGCGAGCGCGGCAACCGCGAGTTTCAGCACACCGACAGCGTGGCTGTGCGCCTGGTCTGGTCACCGACCAAGGTTGCCGGCGAGTCGCAGAAGGACTACGCGATCCGCCAGTGCAATTCTTTTGGCAAGATCGTCCGCGAGATCAAGGACATCATTGGGACCGGCACCTACCTGATCCGCGCTGACGTGTCCTACGAGCCACCCGAACCGATGGCCGACGACAACGCCGACTATAACGGCGATTGGGACGCTGTTCTTACCTTCTCCTGGAGCATCTGACATGGCCTCATCCGCTTACAACATGGCGCCCGTCGTGGTCAACACCGCCGCGAAGGGCGGCGTGATCCGCATTAATGACGACCCGGCCCGCGAGGTGATCGCCCCGCTCCACGGCGGAGGCTCGACCCGGACCCTGGCGGCCATCGCCACCGGGACGCCGACCGTCAGCATTGACACGCTCAACGCCTACGAGTGGATGGCGCTCCTGGCCGCGTCTGGCCCGCTGCCCTACCTGACGCTCACCGACCTCAAATGGATCGCCCGAGC